CCCGCCTTTTCAGCAAGTTCATCTAGCTCTCTCATATCCCTGATATCTTGCTCAGACATTTTCTATTCCTCTCTAATTTGCTTTTTTATCCCTTATTCTGAACAAAGAAATTTCCTCATCGCTTAAATCTGAATAATGTATGTTGTTTTTTTTGCAATAATTTAGTAGAGATAGCATATCAAGATTGTCATTAGACGGTACCGTAAACGCTCCATTTGAAGAACAGTTATCAAAATCTAAATATTCATTCTTCATTTTATTTACCTCCATAATAAGTATTTAACAAGTTGGCAAAAGCCGCTCCTTCAATAATCATTCTTTGCGAACGACCTAACTGCTCAGCCCCTAATTTGTCTTTATAATACTCTATTAAATTTGTTTTAGCATCAAAATAAATGTATGTATATCCATTGTCAAATGCAGTTTTACAAGCATGTGCAAACAAATGGGCACCTACACCATTATATTTTCCATTCCTTCCAAAATTATGCGGCGCAGTTTCTACAATATCTACGTGAACTGTTTTACTTGACGGTTCTATCTTTTGAGCAATCAATCCCTGTATAATGTCATCATTTTTTATTTTCAACGCAAAAATATCATACCCGTTTCTTTTAGGAATCGACCAATCAAAATTCCATCCTTTATAATCTGATTTTTTTATATTTATTTGATGCATTTCTGTTTCAACTATTTTTCCGGTAGATTTTTCCACCAAACAAGGAGTAAAATCGTCAATTTCAATAGACAGTCCCATGCTATCACGTCCTGATGTTATTATACCACTTTCCGCCTTGTTTTTCAACTGCTTTTTCCACTTACCAACACCGATATTGCCTAATCCGTCAATAGTGACCCGTTCCCGCTGCTGTGGTAGTCCCATAGCTTTGGAAAAGTCTGTGTATTCCTTTGACATGACACGATATTTCGCACGAGCAGTGATAATATCATCTTCATCTGCACCGCCATCCTGCAACAGCTTGATTTTCTGACGTTGTGCCCGCATTGCTGTTTCCAGTTTCCTTTGGCGCTGGGTTGCTTCATACATATTGTATTCTTTGCCGCGAAATTCATGTTTTTCCCGCTCTTTTGCGTTCATCTCATTAAGCTGTTCCTGCGTATATGTAGGCTCTGAAATTCCGGGAATAACCGGAGAATAATCGTGGTAACAGTTTGCCCCGCATAGTCCGGTAACAGTACCTAATCCGCAAACAGAAACAAGCTGGTCATGCGTATACCATTTACCACCCCACCAATGTTCAGGGCGGTATCCGCTGTGCCAGCTGATTTCATACATATCGGTTTCCAGTTCTGCGGCATTATCCTCGTTTACTTTGGCAACTACTTGATTGAATCCGGTCATCAGCGCACGTCTGGCGGCTACAGGAACACGGTTACTCCATCCGCTGGCATAATCTACCGAACGCAATCCGCTGTTTGTCATTTCGGAAACAACACGTTTCAAAACGGTGTTATAGTCAAATGCTCCGGAAGCAATATCCAGCATAGCACCGTCAAGCGTTTTTTGATAATAATCTGCAATCGGTTGGAATTTCAATGTTCCGTCCGGCTGTTTTACCGCAAATCCAAGTGATTGCGTGATGTTTTTTAATTCATCATTCGTTTGCTTGATGGTAGCTGATATTAGCTGATGTAAAGGCTTGTTTTCAGCAAAAGGTATCATGTCTTTTCCAACAGCCTTATACAAGTCTGCATCATGCGCATATCCTTGTTCTAATACATCGGAATAAATGCGGTCAATTTCCTTTTCTGATAATCCAAGCGTTTCGGAAATAAACTGTTTAATTTCCTTTTTGCTTTTTCCTAATTCACTGAGCCTGTGCAATTGCCAATCAGCAGAACGGATAATCTCATTCCCGTTATTTTTGAGCCTCCTGACAATATCCTGCATGATTCGGTTTTCCAATTCCTTAAACTGGCTTTCCAATTCGATTGGAATTGCTTCTATTTCATTCGGTTTAAACATTATTTTTTACCTATCTGCCCAATAATGGCAAGCAATAATATTGTACCGCAAATCAGCATTGTAATGATTACTGACGTTTCCACTATTCAATTACCTCCGCAGACTGTGGCAAATTCTTTAATGCTTCGTCAACAGATTCACCGTACCATTTTGCCCGATATTCTTCCGGACGCATAATCCCCATCTGCATATCAACGCGATCTTGCTGACGTTCCGTTTCCTCGTCAACCAGTATGCTGTCCTTAAAATCACAGATGAACTCATATTTTTGTTCTGTCATGCTATTAAAGAAAGCAAGTGCGTATACCAAATCATCCAAGCAATCACGCAAATTGCTTTGAATAGCCGTAACCGTATTGTATTTACGCTTTTTGGAAGATTTGATCTCGGTTGCAGTCTTATCTACCGTCTGCGGATTTGATATATCACCATAAGACAATCCAACCTCAAATTCAATATTCCGCTTGTATTCTTCCAATCCGGATATAATAGACTGTTCACGGAAATCCGGAGAATATTCTTTGAACAATTCGGAATTTCCGTTGTCTAAATCCAGACCTTTATACAAACGTTTGTTTAATTTTGGAAGAGTATCTCCGTTTCTCAATGCAACAATATCAACATGGATAACACGTTCACCGCTCTCAAACTCCCAATCAAGCCGCCCAAACTGAACATCTGTTTTTTTGATCAGTTCCAATGCGCAGTCAAATACAGATACGCCGCAATGACTTCCGTCTATTGTATTTTTAATTGGATTGCAATAATACCCGAATGCTTGACGTTTCATCAATGGATATCTAATGGTAGGCTCTATGTTCTTCCACTCATCAACAGATTCCAACGAAACTTCTCTGCCGAGATTTCCTTTTGTTGTGCTATAATAGGCCTTATTGGTAATAGTAAGTCCGTTTTCAGAATCCAAGCTATGATATTCCAGCCTTGTATAAAAAATATTATCGCCTATCTGCTTAAATTCCGGAAATATTACTTTCAACAATCTTCCTCTGGAATCGAATTCAATTGGGATAAATGCGTTTTGGCATACATACTGTACCTTATCTTCTCCCAAAGGCTTAATAATCATTGCGCCGGTAGCAAGCCCTTCTTGCAAATTTACATTCAAATCTCTGACGGCGTTTTTGAAAATCTTATCCAGCTTTTCATTCGTGATGTTGACGTCCATCTCGTTCAGAGCAATATTTGCAAACTCTCTGACAATCGACTGTTCCAGTCTTAAACTATGTATATCATCAGTGAGCCACGGCGCACGACCGGAATAGCACTTTTGCCATTCGTCTATTTTATTAAGCATTTCCTGCGATATGGCAGCATCAACATTCAACGCAGTTTTAATATCTTTAATCGCAAACAACTTATTTATCAGCCCTTTCATGTATGATATAAATCCCATGTTATTGTCCTCTCCGTTTCCAAACTTTGTTCATTGCATATCGTACGGCATCTATAGCGTGATTGTTTTTGTCCGGATATCCGCTGATTACGTTTCCATCTTTGTCCCGTTCATATTCATAATCCAAGAACTCTTTTGCTGATTCAGGGCATCGCTTATTGTCAATTATAATTTCTTTTAAACTTTGCAACCATTTCATGGAATATTCCACCGAGCCGGGACCTTTCTCCGCAGCTCTTGCCATAAATCCATAAGATCGATAGTCTCCTATCGATTTTGGCTCAGCACTATCACATATAATCAGATCATTTTCCGTTATTCCTTTTTTTCGTATCAATTCTGCAGTCTCTTGATTTGATTTTTTATTGCATGTAAGTTCATCGTATATAAATAAACGCAATCTCGCAGGATCGTAATAAACGCTTACAAATGCAAACGGATCTGGATACCATCCCCAGTCTATTCCTCTATAAATCCTGTCAAACTCTTTGATCTCATCGTCATTGATTTCTCTTATGATCACATTGTCAAACACGTTACCGCCAGTACCGTTTGAAATTCCAAGATATTCGTTTTCATAAGCAACAGGGTTTACTTCTTTCAAGAAATTAGCATCATCTATAAACGGTTTACCTAACCATTTTTCAGGAACCGTTAAATATGTGCTTTCAACTACCAATCTGTCTGCTCTAGGAATTTTAATATATTTATTCGCCCAGTTCTGAGCAGACTTAGGCGGGTTAAATGATTTGAATTTATAAGCAATATCTCCGCCACGAATTACAGATTGCTCTATTTTACGGACGCTTTCTTCACCGGTAAACTGATCTAATTCTTCAAACCACAGTATTCCGATATACCCGAATGGTACTTTAATAGATTTTATTTTGTTTGGATCGTCTGCCCCTCTAAAATATATTTTTTGACCGGTTGACTTTCTGGTGATTTCAAGCGGTGATTTAGTTGCATAAAATTCATCGTCAAGTCCCAATGCAGAAATCGCCCATAAAATTTGATTGTACACTGAATCCTTTAAAGTATTGCTGACTTGTCTTAGCACACACGCATGCATGTCATCGTGTTTCATTAACAAATCAATTATATTTTCACTGACAAAAGATGACTTTGTAGAACCACGTCCTCCGGGAAATACATATTCTGAATATTTATTGTCAGCTATATCAAAAATTACCGGAGCAAATGTAGGAGCAATCAAGCTGGCTGGTATGCCATTATATGTAGTTTGATTCCGATTTTCCGGAAACATTTTTTCTTTTTCAAGCGCAAGCTTAGCGTTTTCATTTTTTATCTTATGCTGCATATATACATCGTCTTGTATAATACTGCGCAGTTCTTTTATGCTAGGAACGTCTCCGTTTTTCGCATTTTTTAACAATGCCGCATTAACGACTAACATATTATTGATTGTATCTTGGTCTAAGCTTCCCAAGTCGATTCCTAAAGCACATAAGGTATCGTAATCAGATCTAGTGTTAGCCGGCATTGCAAGCAAAATATCCATACACGCTTTCATGTCTCGCTTTTTTCTGCGAGATTCAACTGATTTTTTACCACCAGCAGAACCGCGCTTCTTTGCTTCCTCTTTGCTTAAAGTTTGAATCGGTATTAAATTCTTTTCATTAGCCATCCCCACCACCTTCCTTTACTTTTACACATCCCGGCAGCATACAAAAATCAACGCCGCATTTGATACGATCGTTGTATTCGCATTTATCGCAATCTCTGATTATGATTTCGGGTATGCGATGCTCCTTGCAGTATTCATGTTCAATCATAACGCCTTTGCTGTCGTTGTATCCATCAACAGACCAGCATTCATCACACATATCTAGCAGCGCCAAACAATGCCGCATACCATCCTCATAACTGATATAGTCATATAAGAAACCCAACGCATGAACCGGAGAAAGAAACGTATAATCCGGATAACGTTTTACCAATGATTTTATTGCAGTTTCAATGTGCTTTTTATTTGATTCTTT